GCATCGAAGAAAGGCGCGGCCAGCGCCGCCGATCTGGAGAAGGGCTACGCCAAGATCGAGAGCGCGGTCAAGGCTCTGCTCGGTCAGCAGTCCCTTATCAAACTGTTCCAGTCGCAGTCCGCTGCCCTGGACGACGTTAAAGCCAAACTGGAAGCAGCGCGCAGCGCGCAGGCCGACTACGCGAAGTACGTGGCCGACAGTGGCAAGCAAACCCCCGCACAAACAAAAGCCCTGAAAGAGCAGGCCACCGCCGTCTCGCAACTCGAAAAGGAAATGGGCCGTCTGGAGGCGAAGGTCAACACCTCGTCGGCCAACCTGCGGCAATTCGGCGTAGACGCATCAAACGCGGCGCAGACGCAGCAAAAGATCGTGGTGGCAGTCACGGCAGCAAATGCCGCGCTCGACCGGCAGGAGGCCGCTATGGACGCGGCAGACGGCTTTGCGAAGCAGGCCCGCGACGCCGCCAAGGCCGCAGCCGCAGCGGAGCAGAAAGCACGCGCCGACAAACTGGTGGCCGACGCCACCGCGAAAGCCACCGCAGCCCTGGCCGCACAAGCCCGCGCCGAGCAGGAAGTGGCTGCGGCCGAGGCCATGCGCAACGTGCAGCACGAAGCGGACATGGAGGCGCTGTTCACCCGCGAAGCCAACAAACGCACCGAGGCGATCAACCGGCAGGCCGTCGCGCTGCGTGACGCGGCCGACGCCGCCGAGCGCCAGATGCGAGCTTCCGCCACGACCGCACGCGGCAACACCGCGCCGGTAACGACGCCAACCGTGTCGCAGCGCCTGACCGACATCGCGCAACCGGCGCAGGCGTCGCTGCGCAGCGTGGACGCGCTGGGCGCATCGATCACGGACTTGACCGCGAAGGTCGCCGCCATCGACGGCCCGGTGCGTAACTACCGCGACATCTTGCAGCAGGCGCAGCAGGCGCAGAAAGCACTGGCCGACATGGGTGGCCTGCTCGATTCCTACAACCGGCAGATCGCGGCGATCCGCACGGCGCGTAGCGAGTACACCGCAGCCCGCGCTGAAGTCACCGCGCTCATTACGGCCATGCGCAGCGGAGCGGCCGGTGACGACATCACCACGAGGCTCGCACGCGCACAGAGCACGCTGGAGCGCAGCGCCACGAACCTCGGCAACCTGACCACCAGCGCACGCACTACGCAGGCCGCATTGCGCGCCGCAGGCGTGGACACGACCAACCTCGCAGCGGCCGAGACGAACCTGATCTCGCAGGCCACCCGCGCAGCGAGCGCGATGCAGACGCTGACCACCGCGTATCAACGCAACGGCGCAGCGGCCGACAATGCTGGCTCCGCACTCTTCCGCTGGTTCAGCGGTGACGGTGGCCGCACCACTCTGTCCTTCGCCCAGCGCTTGCGCGGCGAGGTGCTTGGTCTCGCCACCGCGTTCGTCGGTTTGAATGCAGCTATCGATCTGGCGAAGAAAACGATTGAAGCGTACAACCTGACGCAAGCGACGATGAATCGCCTGCTGGTGGCGAGCGGCGGCGACACCGAACTGGCGCGGCAAGAGTTCGAGTATTTGCAGGCTGCGGCCGACCGCATCGGCGTGAGCTTCACGAAGGTGGCACCGGCATACGCGAAGTTCGCCATCGCCGCGAAGCAGGCCGGGCAGACCACCGCGCAGACCCGCTACATCTTTGAAGGCTTCGCCACCGCCACCGCCCGCCTGGGCCTGTCGTCGGTCGAGGCCGAGCGCGTGTTCAAGGCGCTGGAGCAGATGTTCAACAAGGGCAAGGTCAGCGCCGAGGAACTGACGCAGCAACTTGGTGACGCACTGCCGGGCGCGCTGAACCTGTTCGCCAAGGCCAAGGGCGTCAGCACGCAAGAGTTCACGAAGCTGATGCAGGACGGCGCTATCGGCCCTGAACTGATCGTCACCGTGGCGAAGCAACTGCAAGAGACCTACGGCGCGATCAACGCTGGCACCACGAATCTGTCGCAGGCGCAGGCCCGCTTCGAGAACGCCACGAACACCTTCCTCAACAACGTTGCGAAGGGCGGCTTCGTCGAAGCGTATCAGGGACTGCTAGAGCGCCTGACCAAGTTCCTAGAAGACGGCAGCGCGGACAAGCTGGCGCAGTCGTTGTCGTCCGGCTTCACCATCGTGATCGACGTACTGGACAAGGTGGCACAGAATCTCGATCTGGTGAAGGTCGGCATCGAACTGATCCTCGCGTTGAAGTTCGTCTCGTGGCTGGCATCCCTGCCCGCGCTGCTGCGCGCATTCAGTGCTGAACTGGTCATCGTCAACGGCGCGCTGTTCACCATGCAGGCACGCCTGAACGCGGCGAGTGCTGCGGTAGCGCTGTCGCAGGCACTGGGCGGCGCGAGCGGTCTGACCGGTGTGATGTTGAAGCTGGCCCCGGCGATCATCGGCGTCGGCAACGCACTCCTGTTCCTCGCTCGCTCGATCCCGGTCATCGGCGCATTCATTCTCGCCTATCAGGCCACGTCGGCAATCCTCGACGGCATGGGCGACAAGGTGCGCGCTAACGTGCAGTCGGTGACGAACACTGCGAACAAAGCGTTTGAAGAAGCGAACAAGGCACAGGCCGATCTGGAGAAGAAACGCGGCACCGATCAGGAGAAGGCTGCGCAAGAGAAGTACGACCGCCTGAAGAAGATCGCGGTGGACGGCATCAACGCGCAGCAGGCCGCGATCAAGGCCGCGCAAGCCAAAGGCGTGAAGCTGGACGGCGTGAAGTTCGCATCGACGAGTGACAAGACTGGCGGCACCGGCAGCGGTACGGACTTCCCCGGTGAATCCGATCCGAGCGCCCGCAAGCTGGAAGCGCTGCAAGCCGATCTGCTGAAGGAGCAGAAGAAGACCGAGCGCGCCGCGCAGAACGAACGCCTGAAAGCAGCGAAGGGCGATCTGGCCGCACGCCTGGACCTGATCGATCAAGAGTACGACGAACGCCGGGAGAAAGCGAAGACCGAGATCACCGACAGCAAGCTGCAAGCTGACGCGATTGCCGCCATCAACAAAGCGTCGCTGGAGAAGCAGGCCGTCGAGCGCGCCAAGTACAACAACGAGCAGGCGAAGAAGGACAAGACCGAAGGCGAGCAGCGCATCAAGATCGCACGTCAGGTCGCGGCCGACCTCGTGGACTTGCAGGCCAAGCTGAACGAGCAGCAGGCGCAGCAGGCTGGTACGTCGCTGCCGATTGAAGATCAGGTCAAGGCGGCGAAGGCTGCGGTCGATAAGACGTTCACCGATATCACCGAGAAGATCAACCGCCTCGCCAAGTACAACCCATCGCAGGCGAAGTCCGATCTGGCGCAAGTCGCTACGCTGAAGAAGCAGGCCGAGGCCATCGCGGAGACCAACACCTACCGCGAGCAGGCGAACAACCTGAGCGAAGAGTTCAACAAAAAGCAGAAGATCATGCAGACGAATATTGCATCGATCCAGCAGCAAGTTGACAGCGGCCAGATTTCTATCATGGCAGGTAACAACGCGATCAACGAGCAGATCGCACAGTACGGCCCCGGCGTGCAGGAAGCTGGCAAGGCTGCGCTGGACTTCGCCACCAAGTTCCAGGCGATGCTGGACCCGGTGAAGTATGCCGAGATCGTGGCGACCGTCAAAGCCGGTACGGCCAAGGCGGGCGTTGACGCGCAGACCGCAGCGAACAACGTGGTCACTGCGCAGAAGCTGCTGAACAATCTGCTGGAGGCCGAGGCGCGTGAACGCGACAGCATCGAGCAGCAGCGCTCCCTCAACCTGATTACGTCGGAACAAGAGACCGATCAGTTGAACGAGACCGCCGCGAAGTACCAAGGCTCGATCCTGCAAATGACGCAGAACCTGCAAGCCTTCATCGCAACGGCGCGTGACGCCAATGCCATGAGCGCTGATGAACTGGACCGCATCGCCGCCGCCACGGACAAGATTTCGACCAATGCCAAGTTCGCGCAGAAGTCGTTGAGCGATCTGGACGTGACGATCAAGGACAGCATCGTGAACAACGGCGTCACCGCATTCGATGCCATCGGTGAATCGCTGGCGAAAGTCGCCCTTGGTCAGCAGTCGATCAGCGCGGGCTTCAAGTCGATGGGTCAGGCGGCGCTGGCGTTCTTCGCGTCGCTGCTGAAGGACATCACGCAGGCCATCATCAAGCAGCAGATTCTGAACGCGCTGCAAGGCTTCTTCGGCGGTGGCGCTACGCCGGGTGCATCGAACGTCGCGCCGATCCCTGTGGCCCACGCAGGCGGCGCTGTAGGCACGCAGTTGCGCAGCCGTGCGGTGAACCCGGCGATGTTCGTCGGCGCGAAGCGCTACCACGATGGCGGTCTGCCGGGCCTGAAGGCTGACGAGGTGCCGACCATCCTGCAAAAAGGCGAAGAGGTGCTGACGAAGAACGATGCCCGCAATGTGCTCAACGGCGGCGCGGGTGTGGCGCAGACCGATCCTACCGCTGGCGTGCGCTTCGTGCTGGTCGATGATCGCGCTCGCGTGCCTGAAGCAATGGCCGGTGCCGATGGTTCCAAGGTCGTCGTGCAGCACATCAAGGCAAATATTCCAACCATTAAAACCATGCTGGGAATTCGATAATGGCAATCCGCACTCCTTTTGACTACGGCCCTGCTGGCCCGAACAACGAACTGTACGTGTCGCCTGTCGCGGAGGGCGTGCCTTCCGCTGCGGACCACACGTACTACTTCGCACGCCAGTTCCACTTCAGCGACGGCAACTACACCATGGAGATCGCGGCCGACGATGGCGCGACGCTGTGGATCGGCACCACGCAGTTGACGAGCCGGATCATCGCGTCCTGCACGCTGGCGAAACCCGGCACTGCGTTCGTCAACATTCCGCAGGGCGACTACCGCCTGGACGTGGTGCTCCAGAACCTGCCAGCATCGCCGTCGTGGTTCCGCCTCGTCATCAAGAAAGGCGAGGACGTGGTGTACTTCAGCACGAAGGACGGCTGGCTGCTCGACGACGCCGCGATCAGCGATGACGATCTGCCGCCACCGACCGACTACCGCTTCGGCCTGCCGATGTTCACGGTGTTGCCGACGTGGGAGCAGGGAGTCACCGAGCGCCTGACGTGGCTGACCGATGTGATGACGAGCGAGACCGGCGCGGAGCAGCGCCGCAGCGTGCGCCGTAATGCGCGCCGCCAGTTCGAGGCGAACTTCCTGCGCCAGTTGGAGAACCGTGACCGCCTGGACACCTTCTTCAGCGGCATCGGCAGCGCGGAGTTCATGTTCCCGCTGTGGCAGGAAGCGGTGCGCATGGAAGACGGCATCGACATGGAGGGCAGCGGCGTGCGGTTCCCTGACGGTGAACTGCAATACCGCGAGTTCTACAAGGGCGACCTCGTGTTCGTGAACAAGGGCGATCCGAGCGACTACGACATCTTGCAGGTGGGCGACGTGGACTACAACGCCAACCGCTTCACCTGGGCCTTCCCGCCACCGCGTGCATGGCCTATCGGTACGCGCATCTATCCGATGCGGGCGGCGCGCATGCTGAACAACCCACGCATGTCGAACGTCACGGACACGGTGGCGCGTGCCACGCTGCAATTCGATCTGTCGGAGCCATACAACGTGACCGCATCGTGGGGTAACGTCGTCGGCGGTCAGCCGTTCTTCCCGTTCGTGCCGACGCGGGCGAACACCATCGACAGCGAGTACGGTCGCAAGTCCTTCACGATGGACAACGACAGCGGCGTGCCGACCACGCTTGACCACGGCCGTTACACCTCGATCATCACGCAGGCCAGCTTCCGCCTGTTCGGCCGGGTGAAGGCCACGCAGTTGCGCCAGTGGCTCCAGGCTGCACGCGGCCAAGCTGCGCACTTCTTCATGCCGACATTCCAGCAAGACGTGATCCCGGTTGGCGATATCAGCCAAGGCGCTACCGAGTTGGTGATCCGGCCGCAGGGCTTCTACGAGTACATGCTGCGCCCGCAGCCGACGCGCATCCAGTTGTCCTTCCAACTGCGCAACGGGACCAACATCTACGCGAACATCACGAACGTGTCGCCCATCTACAAGACGGACCCGGACGGCAGCGTGAGCACGCCGTTGCAGACCGTGGCCGAAATGCTGTCGCTCGATGTGCAGCTTCCAGAAATGGATATGAGCGAAGTGAAGCGTGTAAGCTTCGTCACCGAGGCGCGATTCAATCAGGACGCGTTCGAGATTCTGCATAAGACCAACCAGCAGGCGGCGGTGGACGTTACGCTGACGTTCCGCCAAGCCTTCAACCCACGAGTAGGGACACCAGCATGAGCTTCAATGAAATCGAGAGCAGTAACGATCTTGGTCGGCCGATCTTCCTGTACGCATTCAACCTGGGCGCGGCAACGTGGCGCTACACCAGCGGCGATCAGGACGTGACCCTTTCCGGCTACAAGTGGTCGGCCGTGCCGATCAACGACGACGGCGTGAAGATCACAGGCGAGTCGAGCACGGACGGCATCACCATCACCGCGCCGTCGTCCATCGCGCCGGTCCAACTGTTCTACGGCACGCCTCCGTCGAACGCTATCATGGTCGCCATCTACCACTATCACGAAGGCGACACCGAGGCGGTGCTAGGCTATACCGGCGAAGTGCTTCAGGTGTCGCTGCCGGAACCGGGCAAGGCCACGATCTCGTGCGACACGATCAGCGCGTCGATGGAGCGCGACGGCCTGCGGCTGGCGTGGCAGCGGACGTGTGGTCACGCGCTCTACGGCCTCGGCTGCAACTTGGACAAAGAGGCGTTCAAGCTGGACTTGGTGGTGTTCGATGTGCAGAACAACGTCGTGTACTTTCAAGGCATGGACGCGGTGGCTGATGGGAAGTTCGACGGCGGCTTTATCTCGTGGGAGCATCCGACGCGAGGCACCGAGTTCCGCGCCATCGAGACGCAGGTGGGCAACGCAATGACCATGTTCGGTTTGGCTGATGGACTATACTACGGCCTCGCAGTAAAGGCATATCCGGGTTGCCGTCGCACGACCGCCGCGTGTACAGAGTTCAACAACCTCCCGAACTACGGCGGCGTGCCGGACATGCCCGGCAAGTCTCCGTTCGATGGCGACCCAGTTTTCTAACGGAGCAGCGCAATGAATATCTACCTGCAAATCTTCCTGATGGTCTGCTCGTTCCTGTTGAGCGTAGCGATGCAGCCGAAGCAGCAACAACCCTCTCCAACCGCATTCGAGGACATCGACTTCCCGCAAGCCGACGAAGGCACGCCGCAGTGTGTCGTCTTTGGCGACTGCTGGATCAGCGACTGGACGGTGCTCGCGGTGGGCAACTACCACGTCGAAGAAATCCACGCTTCGGAGACCGGCAAAAAATGATCGTGACCATCCAAGACATTCGTGACGCGGGATTCTGCGCACGCGGTGCGCGCCGCTGGGCCGCAGAGAACGGCTGGGACTTTGCCGACTTCCTCAAGAACGGAATACCCATCGAGAAGATGGAAGCGCACGGCGACTACTTCTGCATGACCGTCGCGCAGCACGTTCGCAACAAACACAAAGAGGTGGACAAT